CGAGAGCTGATCGAAGAGCGTCAATACACTCGACACCACCTGCTTTGTAGTGGTTGGGGCTGGTGGGATCGTTCATATCTTTGTCCATACCTTGTAATTAACGACTTTGTTGACCCATGAAACGGTGCATCCGAACACTTCGGCCACTTCCTGAGATGAGCGCCCTTCATCAAAGAAAAGCTGCCTCATAGTGAGAATGTCGGCTCGTTGATAGACCTGATAGTGCCTATGTGCGCTCTCAAAAATTTGTTCGAGAGGTTGTTTTGTGGCAAACGTATAGCCACAAGAGGGACACTTCCGGTAGCGACGGACGTGATCAGAAAAATCACGACAGGTTTTAGTCACCCGTGATTTGGTCTGACATTTTGGACAATCCATCAGTGCGCGTCTCCCCAAGAGTTACCAATACCGCCTTCAGCAATCATTTGAATGTCGTCACCGAAGATCTCGGTGCCCGCTTCCACCATGACTGCCTCAGCCAGGCTAAGTACCAGCGGAGCCTTGTCGGCAGCGCATTCAATCAGAAGTTCGTCATGGATCTGCGCCACCAAACGGGCGGTGCGATCAACCTTGCGAAGCTGCTCATGGATGCCGTACATCGCGAGCTTCATCACAGAGGCGCAACTGCCCTGGACGACGTTGTTGCAAAAAGTGGTGTGGCGTTCTTTATCACCAACGAGATAGCGACGACGACCATCAACCATGCGAACCGGCTCCCCCTGCTGAACCATGGCCCGGCAATGGTTATGCCATTTGCGGATGTTGGGATACGCCTTTAGCCAAGCGTTTAAAAATGCCTCGCCTTCTTTAAGGGAGATGGTGATGCCAAGAGCCATGAAGTAATTGACCAGCCCGTTAGCGGAACTGCCAAACAGCGCACCAAAGTTGGTGCCCTTGGCCTGGCGGCGTTGTTCGTCGGTGACTTCCTCTTGGGAGATGTCGAACATCAGTGCAGCAGTAGCCCGATGCACGTCTTGCCCTGAGTTGAATGCGTCTCGCATCGCAGGCTCATCAGCAATGGCCTTGCTACATGCGGCTCGCAATTCCATACCGCCGTAATCCAAATCAACTAAGGCGCGACCCTCGGGCACATTGAACAAAAAGCGCATCGCACCACGAGGCACGTTCTGCAGGTTGGGGCTACTGGAACTGAACCGGCCAGTGAAGGTGCCGGTCTGATTGAAGCGAGCGTGGATACGTCCGTCGTCTGGATCTTGGGCCTTGATCAGGGTCTGGCACATCTGCAGATGTTTGTCGGCTCGCTTCCATGACAAGTAGGGCTCGACCACCGGGTTGTGGCGCCACTTGGTCATGTACTTCTTATCGACAGAAGGTTTGCCCATGGGATCGCAGGGTTCGACACCAATAGCGTTGAACTTGTCGAGCAACTGCTTTGACGAGCCGGGGTTAAAGCCTGCAAATTTCTTAGTGCCAAGGCGGACGCTGCCACTGGTCTTTTTGTTGAGGTTGATCGACCCGTCGTCATTGCGAGGCAGCTTTTCAGTCTCGGGCAGATCGGTGTCGAGCATCTCGATAAAGCTGGCCAAGCTGCTGTCGCGTTCATCAATCAAGTCGGTGACTTGGTCATCGATGAGCGAACGATCCAACCGCAGACCGGTCGATTCCATCTCGATGGTTGGAAGGATCGCCTTGCATTCGATCTCATAAGGAGTGGTCAGACCTTGCTCAAAGATCTTGGTCTTCATGCGGTGGAAAGCTTCCCAAGTAACGCGAACGTCACCCATCGCATATTCCATGTCCGCTTCTGACAGCTCAGCGTTCATCCAATCCTGCTTCTGCAGGGTCTTATCAAGCTCGACGCCTAACTCCCGCTTGGCAATTGCAGCAAGCGAGTTGCTGACGTTGGAGAGACCGTTATTGAGTAAGTAGGACTGCAGCATGGTGTCATGCACCAGCTTGCGGGGGAAGATTTTGCACCCCTGCAGCACCCGCAGGTCAAAGTTGGCGTTCTGAAAGATCAGCGTGAGAGCGCGGCCCTCGATGTTCTCCTTGAGTTCTTGCCACTGCGCCTCGTTAAACGTTTTGAGGTCAAACCAGAAGTTATGGTTCTCACCCCAGAACTGAATAAGGCGAACATGCTTGCGACCTTTAAAAGAGAGGGGCGCCATCGCCGTCTCAGTATCACAAGCGGCAATAGCACCAAGATGATCAAAATTACGAGTAATTGACATTGTGCGAGGCATAATCATCAGACCTTCCTCGAATCAATAAGAGTGGCTAGGTGATAGAAATAGCAAGCAGCTTTGTGCTTAATCCATACATGCTTTGGAAGATCGACCAGCTTTTGCTCTTTAAATGCGGCGGTCTCAGCAATAATTAAATCGAGATGTTCATCAGACAACTCATAAAGGTCATCCAACTCAAAGCGTTTCCTTAACAGGTCTGAATCCCAGATGTAGAGACCTTTTTTGGCATCTACTTTGGGCTTACTTTTTGGAATGTGTCTGATGATTGGGAACTTAGTGTTGGATAGATCGGGGAACGCATCGTCCAGTTGGACGCGGTCTGTCATTGGAGCCAAAGTCATAAAAGGGTTCGGGTTTGAAGGGGCACAGTTGAGCCCGTGAGTACCGAGTAGTAGCTACCTGCTCTCTGTTCTGCACCCCCATTAATACTAACTTATCTAGGTTGTTGGGTCAAGCAACTTGACTGAGGCTCGCCGCCCTTCAACTGGCGCAGCTCGAAGAATCCAGCAAAGTCCTCTTCCTCCATCAGCTTGCGAGCGAACCGGCTGACATGATTGTTGTTTAAAGCGTATTTCTCACCCGTGGTAACGGCCTTTAGGGCCAACTCATAACGGAGCACCTCCCAGATGGCCTTAGCGCCATACCGGTCAATGCCCTTGGCCTTGAGTTTCACCGCCAACATGCGGAACTGCTGCCAGATGTCGGGGTTTTCTTCTATGAACTTTGCAAATTCATAGTCAAGAACAAGGGCGCGGTTCACTGCAATCTCCCCCAATCGATGTCAGCACGTTTCCGCTGCAAATTTTCGAGAGGTGTTACTAATTCTAAAATAGCGTTTGAACGATGATACTCTTGCCATTCTTCAAGCAATTCAGTATTAACAATTTGCCGCATAATTATTGGGCCATCATTAGCTTGCACTTTTATATCAATAGGACTTAATGTTGTACTAACAACCCAATCAAATAATAGCTGATCAAAAGTATTTGGGTAAACGTGATCAACGTGCATCCCTTTGCAAGCCAAGGGCTGCAATTGATTATTAACGGCTTGTCGTGCTGCAACTTTTAACTCTGCTAGAGCTTCCCAGAACTCTGTCGGGTGTTTAAGTGAACCATCTTTCTGCAATCTACCAACTAATTTTGACCAACTAATATCCATTACAGAACTATCTTTATTTATGATTGCAATTTCTTTTCTAGGAGGTGCAAAAGGAGTTCCTTTGATCAAAGCAGTCCCCACAAAATCCATCATTGAAGTTTTTTCATGCCATTCGGGATGAAGACGAAGTAAAGCAAGTACGGCTGTATCAGTTACGGGGTGCCGTAACTCAGTCGCACCCCTTATCAGCCTGATGTGCTGCTTAATATTTTCTTTGGTGCGAAAAGTTTTATCGGCAAGCTGGTATCCAGAGAAAGTCATCAAGTGCGTTCCTCAAAGCTTTCACCAGCGGCTTCAAGACCTAATTTGATGACACGGAGCAGCTCCCAAGATTCAGGTCGGTCGGCAACGACTGCCCGCTTTCTGATTCGCTCCGCAATTTCAGGTGGGAGGTATGCCTGGAGGCGCACTTTTGCAACGTCAGCCATGTACCTAGATGAGTTGCCAAGACTCTACCAACTCTTGACGAGTTACGCAACTGAAGTAAGTTATCTGGACTGAGAACCCCATGATGATCGACTGGACCCAAGCCGCCGACCACGCTGAAGCCTTGGGCATCGGCCCAGAAGACGGGTTGCAACTGGCTTTGTTCCCGCCGAAAGGAGATAAAGGGCCAGGAGGCTGCAAATATTTCACTGTCTCACCGGGGATCGACTGGAAGTCAGCAGAGATCGAAGCAGCTTTAAAGGAAAGAGCCGGTTACGCCCTTGGCGCGATTTTTAATCCAGGCGGCACCAAAAACACCGACATCAAATTTTGTCGGTTTTTGATGTTCGAGGACGACGGAGAGGGAGGACTAGACGAAAAGAAAAACCAATGGGAGACAGCAGGTCTGCTGCGCCCGTCGTTTCAGATCTGGACAGGCGGCAAATCAGTCCACCATTACTACCTGTTGGAGGAGCCTTGCACTCCAGACATGTATCGCAGGGGGATGAAGCGCCTATCAAGGCACTGCAAAAAGACGTTGGGTGCGGGCATTGATTCGGCGCTGTGCAATCCGGCTCGAATCTTGCGAATGGCAGGCGGGGTCCACCCAAGCACTGGCGAGATGGCTCGGTATATCAGTGCAGGAGGCCAGAAATACAGCTACGAACAGCTATGGAATCTGACGGGCGACGACTCTTACTCAACTATCAGTCAAGTGGCCGCGTTTTATGACGCCCCCTCACGACCTACCCCCGCACCCACCCAGCAAGCACCAAAAGAAGGTTTGCAGGAATTACCGGACTACGACGACCCAGAACATAAGGAGTTCAGAAAGCAGCAGGTCATTAATGATCAAGAGCACAGACCAGAGAAGTCAGCTCTACGGTCGTTCCCTCGGACAGAGCAACTGAGACTGATCACTGATGCGCTGCCTTTTTGCATTGATAGAGGGCCAGCAGGATCAGGTACTTATCCAGTTGCATTCAAAATCCTTGCATCAATCGTCAACGGTTACGGAGCAAACGATGCTCTGCAGTGCTGTGTTGACGCGGGATGGGGGCAATCGAATTGGGATCTAACGGCTGAGGTTTACAAGATTCAGGAGAACAGTTCAGATCGTGACGACACAATGCGCGTCACCATCTTTCATCTGTTCGATAGTGCTGAATTCAACGGTTGGATTCGCCCTTGGAAAATTACTAAGGAGAACAAAGGCGAAGTATTAGATCCAGAAGAACAAGCGGAAGTTCGTGCGTTTAAGCGTGTCAAACTTCAAGAATGGATGGAGTCCCGCGCATCACAATTCACCTTGGCTGATTCATTGCCTGCTGATATTGCGTTGATTCTGTCGAAGAGGGCGGATGCGTTTCCTGTGTCGGAGGTTGCGATGCTTCCGCCGTTCATTGCGGCAATGGCATCAGTAATGGGTACGCGGTACCAAGTCCAGATCAAGAAAGGCTGGAAAGAGCCGATGGTGTTTTGGTTTGGCAGCGTCGGCCCGGCGTCAAGCCTGAAGACTCCAGTCGCCAATCAGGTCTTGTGGCCTTTATTGATGATGGATCACTCAGATCAAAAGACGTACAAGAAAGCATTAAAGGAATACAAGGCAAAGGACGGAGACAGCCCAGTGCCTGAGCTTCCACGAAAGCGAGTGGCTGGCGATGCCACGTTAGAAGGACTAACGGCGGCGCTGGATAACGAAAGCAACTATGGGATGTTGTGTCACCACGATGAGCTGGTGAGCTTCATTGCATCGATGGATGCGTATCGGGGCCGGTCTGGACCGAGCAAAGACCGAGCGCACTGGTTATCGATGTGGTCTGGCCAAGAGATCAACATTTTGAGGAAGGGACATCAACCGATCTTCATTCCCAAGACGGCGGTATCTGTGTTCGGGGCCGTGCAGCAGGACAAGCTGACCGAACTACTGCATGGCGACGACGCAACAGCAAAAGGCGGTGATGGATTTTGGGCACGATTTTTGTGGTGCGTGCCATGCAACCCTCGCCCGCTAATGAACCGGGATGAAACAGAGATCAACCTGGAACTGGCTGAGATGTGTACGGCCTTCGATTCTTTGGGTAAGCAGGAAGTAACGGTGCATCTAGGCGACGACGCTTGGGAGTTGTTTGCCACGCAATGCGACCTGTGGTCTGCCGAGGCGGACAACACCTATGCCGCTCGCTCGGCATTTTTAGGGAAGATCCGTGGTTATGCGGCCCGATTTGCTGGCTTCCTCCATGCCTTGGATTATGTGAATCGAATCCGAGATCCAAAGGTGGGCGGCGCACTACACCAGATCGAAAGAGAGATCAGCGGCGACACGATGAGGCGGGCGTTGCTGCTGGCGCAGTTCTTTATTAATCAGTTCGACGTGCTGGCACCGCAGGTCGGTGGCCATGACGATCTACCGGCGTGGGTTGTGAAGATCGTGGAGTTGGCAGGCAGCCGTGAAGACAACAAAGTCACGGTGGCCGACCTCCGGCAACGCAAATGGGGCGAGAGCACTACTGAGCGCAAGGGAATGCTTAATTCTCTAGTCACTGAGTACGGTTTGGGCCGCATGATCCAAGCCCCTAGAGCCAATCAGGTGTGGTGGCAACTGACTTAACTCGGCTAGAAAGCGCGAAAAGCGAGAAAGGGGCCGCGCTTTTGTGAGGCCCCTTTTTTGCTGAGATCGATTGCGGGGGAGGAGGTTTGAAGAAAGCGCGAAAACAAAAGCGCGGCGTGTATGTAAAAACGGGGTTTTCTGTGGAAAACGTCGAGAGGAAGGGTAGGGGTATAGAAAAAGTAAAAACCTTTCTTTCTTTTCTTGCTTTCTCTTAGATCCCCTGCAAACACTGGATATGAAAGCGCGGCCAAAAGCGCGGCGTAAGCGCGGCGAGGTCAAAAGCGCGGAACCTTTGTTAAGGCTATGTAGCAACGTACGTACCCAGTGCTTTACTACCGAGGTACACATCGAGACAACCTGTGCCCACCTTCAGCAATAGTTCAACCCCCCTAGGTCCCCAAGAGGTCCGCGGTGTTGACGACGCTCTGTTGTTTGGCCGCCAGCAGTACCAGACCTTGTGGTCTGCATTTGCAGCGCAGTTTTCGCAGCCTCAGCTAATCAAGCTGGCGGAACTCACCTTGGGATCCAAATCAATCCACTCCAGTCAGATCCATGGCTGGTCAAGTGGGAAGCTGCGCGATCCATCACCCAAGTTGATGATGGCGATGGGTGAACTCAATCTCAGCATTGCTAAAGCCAACGGAGTTGAGCTGACCTGCCGTTATTCATGCCCAGAAGCCCACGAGAAGCTGTGGCGTGATAAATCCTGGCTGAAGGACGCTCAAGGCGCTCCTCTTGGTCCTGAGGGCATCTTCCAGGCCATTGCGGGACTGATCGACCTGGGGGTGTCTACCGACCGGTTCATCAGCACCGACGACGAAGAGGCGGTATCAAAAGCTGTCGGCAAGTATCTGAGGGTCGAACTGGCCAAGCAGGAGATTGATTGGATGGACGACATCATCGAGCTACGTCAGGAAGCGACCTGCATTGAGGATCTGCTGTACGGCAAGAAAGTGAAGGGAGCGATCATCCTCGAACAGCTCGACAGTCTGGCCGGAGTAATCAGGAAGGATGCAGACCAGCTTTGGTCTATTGCCATCCAACCAATCTTGTCGGAGTTGGGTTGATCATTCCGTCACCTGCGGTGACGGGGGCGGTATCTATACAGCCAGCCTTAAAGGAGTTAGGATAAGTGCCTAGATAGGTAGCCCTTAATGACTCAGCCAGTAATCCGCGATCATCCAACCACCCGCTCCGACAGGAATGTGCGGAACCATTGGGGATCAACCAAGACCCAGCGGACTATGTCGATGACGATGGATGCTTGGGATGTATTGGGTGCACTGGCTGATGATGGCTCAATGAACCGGTCAGAAGTATTGGAGATATTGATTAGATCAGCCAATGATCAAGCTCTAGACCTGCGGGAAGAACGGTCAGGACTGCTGCTTGAGAAAACCGTGCTCGGTAAGGTTGACAAATAAACCTAGATAAGTCAGTATTGAAAAGCCATCAAGCGCACCAGCTCCAAGAGCAACGCGCACCGGTTTTATGAGTCTTCTTTCTGACGTATCCGCAGTCCGCACTGCAGTCACCGCTAATTCAGGCGGTGGAGGTAACTACCTCAATCCTTCAAGCATTAACGAGGGTGACACCACCCGCATCACTTTGTTGGGTGATAAATCCCTGGCCGGTTATGAGGTCTGGGGTACCAACAATGAAGGCAAGCGTGTCTCCATGAAATTTCGCACCCAACCAGCTCGCGAAGATATTCAGACCCGCGCTGAAGAAGAGGGTGTATCCCTCAAGGGTGACGAAAAGGCCAAGGGGTTCTACGCATTCTTCTGCTACAACTACGACGCTGAAAAGGTTCAGGCATTCCAGTTCAGCCAAGCCAGCCTGATCGACCCAATCATTGCCTCGCTATCTGATGAGGAGATTGGAGCTGAGCCTCATGCCTACGACTTCAAGCTGAGTGCAACCGGCACCGGCATGGATAAGCGGTACGCAGCGATGTGTGTTCCAGGCAAGCGTCGTCAGCCTGCAGTGGAGAAGAAGGTCACCGCAGCATGGGACGAAGTACAGGAAGCAGGAGCTGACCTATCCAACCTGCTCGTGGGTGCAGACGTGTTCAAGTCCGTCATCCCTTAGCCCGGTGAAGACACAAGACCTCCCTACCAGGGGGGTCTGCTCCTATGACTATGAAGACCCGCTATTTATTGCGTCGGACAGACACCGACCAGTTCTTTGTTCATCCAAGTGATAACGATGGTGTCCATCAATGGGTCAAGCATCCATTGAATGCTCATCAATGGGTAGATATTGATGCGTGTGCCGCTGCAGCTAGGACCAGCCAATGGATCTGGCAGATACCAGCAGTACCTCACGCCATATCATTGCCGGTATAAGTAGGCGCTGAATGTCATCCACCCAAGCTCTCAAAGTGATGATGAAGTCAGGCACGACTGATCAACCAAAGATCACAAGGAAGCCTGACCACTCTGGCTATGAGACACCTCTGGGTTTGATGCCACCAGTTACGACGGTGCTATCTGCAACGTCATCACCGGAATCAAAGGCAGCCCTTGAAGCTTGGAAGAAGCGCACCCCAGTTGAGTATCAAAAGCTTGGCGCAATGCGCGGGACTTGGGTCCATTCAGCTTGTGAGCATTATCACGAGACCGGCGAATGGAAGACTCACCTGGCCCATGGTGGTTACCTCGAATCAATGAAGCCCTGGATTGAAGCCAACATTGTGGAGTCAGTCCTGATGGAAGCGCCGATCTATCACGAGAAGGGATTCAGCGGGACGTTTGACAACCTGTGCTTCTGCTCTGAATGGCCAGAACTAACTCTTCTGGACTACAAGACGAGCAAGCGGAGCAAGCTGGCTAACCCCACCTATCTCCATGGGTACCTGGCCCAGCTTGGGGCCTACTCACTAGGACTCCAGTACACCTACGACATCAGACCTGATAAGGGTGTGCTGTGTATTGGCAGACCGACCGGCAGTGCAGAGATCGTCACGATTGAAGCGGACGAATTACGGCAGCAAGAGAGGAACTTTTTACGACGTTTAGACCTATTCCACGAACAACTCAGCCAAGCTGCTATAGCAGCGTGACCTACATGCAAAACAACCTGCTCGAACTGGCTTACAGCTCAGACACGTACACCCACATCCGACTGGAATACAAGGAGTACGGACATTCAAACCACATTTGGACAGGCAAGATCCTGAACGAGTGGGAGATCCACCAGTTCTTGGATTCGATGCTTGAGGAATTTGACTATCCGATTGTGTCAAGACCGATTGCGGTGACGTTCCAAGAGAACGGAATCCTCAAAGAACTGGAGATTGCCCAGTTCTGTATTGAAGATTGACCGGCTAGTGGCAGAGGTTCTTGTGGCACCTCGTAAGTCCACGCTGCGGTGCCTGTCTTGAGAAGCGGCAGGCACCATTTGCAGTCAAGGTCTCGAACGGAAAAGCGGATACACGGGACCGGCCAGGTCTCGAGCGGTTTTGCGGATATATGAGGGGTTATGAGGATACGCGTTGGATTTGCGGATATTTCAGGCCGATTTAATAACACTTTCAAAAACACTTTTCTGATCTCAAAACATGTCAAACAGCAATCACGAAGCAATTACAAATACAAACTCAAAACGGGTAAGTATTATAAAAGATAAGGTCGGCCGCTATTTGATAATTAATCAATCGGACGGATTGCGACCGGTATGGATCGCTGGCGGGTTAGGCGACGCGATGGCCGCTGCTTACGAGAATGGGGGCCGTTAGAGCTACCCTCAACCCCTTGCCAGATCGGGCGATTGATGGTATTTACACGCGCGTTCTATTAATAAAAGGACCGGCCCTAGCAATTGTTAAGAAAGTTAGAGGGGTAGCTACCTAACTAGGTCGGTTAGGTGGTAGTATTTCTGCAACGGCAACCGAGCCGTTTAAAACAGCCCTAACGAGAACCCATGACTTTTCAATCTTTACCGTCAAGCGTTGGCGCTATCGGCGCTCTGACTGGCGACAAGTTTAATCCAACCGGCTGGATAGAGCCTGTAACAGAGGCCGCTTTTGATGCTCTCGCCGGATTCTCCGAGCTGGCGTATCAAGTCGACGGCGCCCGCCTTCACTTCGACCGCCGATCATGGGACGAAGCGTTCGACGCCTTAACCGATGCTGGCGTTGTGATCCTGGCGCCCGGTATTGGCGCAATAAGCGCCGACTATTGATCTAGCCCAGTTACCTAACTTCTTTTACCTAATCAGAACAATGACTGACGCAACCCGAGCCGCTATCAGCGCAATGCAGCAGGTGACCTTATTCAATCGTTTTACCGACGCGACCCGCAATTATCACCGGACCGATAAGCAACGTTTTTTGATCGACGCAATGGAGGCCCGTAAAGAGTTGATCGACTCCCGCGCGTTTACTAGCGACTATCTCGACGGCGTTTCTATGGGGATGCAAATCACCGGCCCTATCGGCTGACCTAGCCCAGTTACCTAACTTTTTTTACCTAATCAGACCAATGACAACAACAGTGACTCAAGCATTTTCACCGGCCGACGCTATGACGGCGATTGTTGACGGCCCCGCGATCTATATGGGATTTTGGGGCCTCTATAACGAGGGCGATCTTTACGGCAATTGGATCGATCTGACCAAAGCAACGACAGCCGAGGAAATTACCGAATGCATCGACTTTCTAAGAAATAAGTTTGGCCATGGCGAAGATCCTCGCTTCGAAGAATGGATGATCCAGGATCATCAGAACTTACCAATATGCCTGCATGGTGAGAATCCTGACTTAGACAAGCTTGAGGAATTCTTAACGGCCCTAGAAGATATTGGATCGGACAATATCGAACCGTATCTTATGGCTTGCGATAACCAGCATGACGTTATCGACGCCGATGATTTTAGGGAGTGTTTTTACGGGATCTTCAATTCCGAGGATGATTTCTGTCAAGAGTACTTTGAAGAACAAGGCACCGACTTAGGACCGCTGGCCAACCATATCGATTGGTCTTCTGTCTGGCGCGACTTCAATTGTGACGGCTGGCATGCCGAGAGTCTAAAAAACTTCGACGTTGCGATTTTCTCATCATGACGCGCGCCATTCTTGCCGCTCTATGCATTGCGACCTGTTGCTTAGGCAATCCGGCAATGCTTCCGACTAATCAACCATCCGCCAGTATTTCAAAGTGACAATTAAAAGTGAAACGGCCCGGTCTTATCTCGGTTTAAATTCCGACGATATTAATCAGTTACAAGGTATTAAACGCCAGCAAGCCAGAGCGATCTGGCAATGGGCGAGCATCCGATTTTCAAGCCTAGGGACAGAACAGGACCGGTATTTCAAGCGTTATGGCGCGGCCGCTACTTATCAACGAATCAACCGGGTCCGCCGTTGGCTCGGACTAGGAGAGGTATGACCATGACTACCGGAACACCTAGTCGATTGATTGGCGTTGCCGAGCGTTGCGGCTTAATCAGTTGCGCAACCGCGCCAATAACAGTTGATCAACTCCCGCCATGGGGCGGCAATAACTTGCAAGCGATCCGCAAGCTAGTAACTGACGCCGCGCTGGCTGACCTGGCGTCACCGATGCGGGTTAGCTCGGTTAGAGAGATTCTCTGCAGAATGCATCGGGCCGGTATCCCTTCGATCGAAGCATCAATTTATTATCCCGGCCGGTCTTATAAAAAACACGGCTGGCGCCATTCAATCCTGACTGCTATTTGATCCAATGATTTACCACTTTCAAAACAGAAACCGCCGTCAGGAGTTTCTAGATTTACGCGCAGACGACTATGACCACGCGCGTCAGTTGATCAAAGAAAAAGGCTACGAGCCGGACGACTGGCGATGGTCGACCGCGTTCAACGACTTACCACCTAGGCGGTGACCGACCAACAATCAGAAACGACTTAACCGGGCTAATCACCCGGTTTTTTATTGCGCGTTATCATGGGCGTAATTAGGTCGAACGGTTCAATGGGCAAAAAAGCAACTGCAGCAACGGCTCAAGCCCGCGTTGATCAGTGTTATCGATGGATAAGCGAATGTAAAACGCGGCCCGATATTTTGCAGCTTGCTGCAGACCAATGGGGGGTATCCGAGCGGTCGATCGACGAATATATCCGCAAGGCCCGCGAGCAGATCACCAAGGATTGGACGATCGACCGTAAAGAGTACGTTACGCAGCTATCGCAGAAGCTTGAATACGTCGCTAAAAAATCCCTAGAGAGTAATCAGAACAGCAACGCCATTGGCGCGTACGGGTTACAGGCTCGGATCCTAGGTATCGACGGCAAGTCATAGAGCCAGGGCGTCAGAGCTACGGGGCGAGATCAGGGGAGAGCTATGGCTACCGGCTAGTGGTTGGGCTGTGCTCTCTAACCAATCGCGCGGGGGCGGTACCCCTTAAGCGCAGCCAGTATTAGCTATTAATCACGCGTTATAGGGGTTAATGATATATAGAGCGCATATGTTACTGGACACGATGTTAAATAGACTGGACAATAGCGGATCGCTTGCGGCGCAAGTGTTCTGCAGTTGCGTCACTGCTTTAAACACAGGTACGCTGGCCAGACGGGTCCCCGGGTAAGCGATTTCTGGCTGGCGGGGTGGCTTAGGGGGTCATTCCTTGACCGAGCTGCCATATCTGATATACTTACCTAGGTAGACACTTACATACCCCAGTGACCTCACAGCCACCAGCCCCCTCCCCCCTGTCTGACACCAGCGAACAGGACGAAAAGATCTGGAACGCGGTATGGAACGCGACGATGAAAGGCATCCCCGCTGAAGAAGCGGTGCAGTTAATAGTTGCTGACCAAACGACTTGGGACCGTGTCGTAGCAACGATGTTGAGCCAAGCTATCGGCAAGACCGTCCCCCCTTTAACTCGGAGCAAGTCCCAATGAATATCAACTGGACGACCCGCCCCCACGAAATGCGAGCGGCAGCCCGAGCCAGAGCAGTAGCAGCGATCCACGCCAACCACTGCGAAGGTCTAACTCAACTCGAAAAGGCTTACTACCTAGCCCTAAAAGAAGGCCGAATCACCCCCAACGGAGACATTTAATGAGACCAAGAGGATACGGACGCGGATGGAAAAGTGCCGCCGCAAGACAAGCTCGCTACCAGCGTTACTACACCCGAGCTAGTAATGCGGGATGGACAGCAGAGCGCCGAGCTGATGACGCAATCTACGAGTCAGTTGCTATTGGACTGTTAAAAGGCATTGGCGCAATCGTTCTGTGTGGGGCATTTCTATTACCTGTGATTGCTTGGGCTTCTTATAAATCTCAGTACGGACCTCCATTTAGAGAGCCAGTAACAACTAAGAGGTATGCCCACCAACGCTAATTAACCAACCATGCAAACCTACCCCTGTGCTTTTCTTGTTTTACCGGCCCCCAACCTCCACGCTCGACAAAGAGCTGCAAGGCAGCGGGTCTATATCGAACACCCCGATAGCAAAGCCAAAGCGTGGCTGGGTATATCTTCTTTTTCGTCGTCTTCAAAAACTTGGCCGAGATGCGACCTTCACTTTACTTAGCTGGTTTTAGGCTGAACGCATGAGTCTCCTTAGTCACCTAGCCGACGGGCCAATCCTGGAAAAACCAACGGGACTAACCACCCGCTGCCCGGTGTCAGAGTCGGAGTACAGGGAACGAATAGCTACCACCCTCCTCCCCGCTCAAAAAGACTTCGTCGAAGACAACGACACCCTGATCCTCGGACTATGCGCTGGTTTTGGTGCAGGTAAGACTCGCGCGTTGTGCGCGAAGATCTGCCTCGACGCCATGGACCAGGCCGGAACAGTGATGGCAGTCTTCGAGCCAACCCACATCCTGCTTCGCGACGTTTTCTGCCGCAGCTTCGACGACTTCCTCGAAGAAATGGAGATCGAGCACGACTTCCGCGTATCCCCCCAACCCGAGTATGTAATACATACCCCCGCAGGTTCAACAACATTATTATGTCGAGCTACCGAAACATGGAACCGAATTCGTGGACAAAACCTCAGCAAAGTATATGTTGACGAAATAGATACATCTCCCCTAGAAACATCACAGAAGGCTGTGGAGATGTTTTTAGCCCGCCTTCGAGGTGGTGATCAGCCCCAGTTAGCGATGGCATCAACTCCTGAAGGATATAAGATTATGTATAACTTATTTGTTGAGGGAGCTGAGAACGAAGACCGGCGCCTAATTAAAGCAAAAACGACCGATAACCCATACCTGCCAGAGGGTTTCGTCGAATCCCTTTACCGAAACTACGACGCAAACTTGGTCGCCAGTTACGTCAATGGCGAGTTCACTCTGCTGAGTTCTGTACGGGTTTATCACCCTTTCGACAGAGATTTGCACTGGACCGACGAAAAGATTCACAGAGAAGACCGTGTTTTTGTGTCAATAGACTTCAACGTGGGCGCTTGTTTTTGTATATCTACGATCCGACGTGGGGACGAGTTCCACGTAGTTGAAGAAGCCTATCCCAAGGACACACCAGCCGTAGTTAAGTACCTTCGCGAGACCTATCCAGGCCAGTTAGCCGATGGGAATCTGGTGGTCATCCCTGATGCTGCATCTCGGCAGCGCAGCACCACCAACGCCTCGGAATCTGACCTCTCCTTGCTCAAAAAGGGTGGCTTCGTGGTCAAGAGCCAATCAAGCAACCCTGCAATTTCAGATCGGATCAACTCAATGAACGTATTGCTTTTAGCCAACCGGTTAAAGGTATCTAACGCGTGTAAATACCTGATTAAATCGTTGGAAACACAGTCTTACGGGAAGACCGGAAAACCGGATAAGGGAATTGGTGGTAAAGATGATGTATCTGGACCGGTGGATGCCTTGGGGTATGGAATTCATTATCTCGCGCCACTAAGACGTTGGACCGTAGGAGGGTCTTCGATCAGAGTGTATTAAGGCAGATAGAATACGAACATGACTGTCAGCGGCTCTACTTACCCGGACGTTGTCGGCTCGACCGGCAATTACATAAAGCCGGGCGGCTACTCCCCAACCGGAGGGCCAGAAGATTACAGCAGTTCTCAAGCATCCCCCGAGGATCCAGCCGCCAGAAGTGGCGCGGTACTTGGGATGATGCGTTATTGGGATCCCGTCAATATCTGTGTCGCTGGCACAGATGGGCTACGCCAATATGCCGAGCGATTAATTCCACGGGAGCCCCGCGAAGATGACGAGGCATACAACCGGCGAATCTTTCACGCGACCCTCCCGCCGTTTCTGCAGCGATTAGCAAGTCAGGCTGCAGGAACCATCCTCAGGAAAGGAATTCACTTCGAGGGTGGCGACGTTGACTACTGGAATGACTGGGCAAAGGATGTCACCGGCGACGGCACACCATTAAACGAGTTTTGCCGTAAAACTCTTGTTGACGCCTTGCTTTTTGGCCATAGTTCGATATTAATTGACTACAGCAGCGAGGATCCCCCATCGACGCTGGCTGAGGAGTTGAGACGAGGCAGAAAGCCGTACCTCGTCTCTGTTCCATGCCAACAAATCAGAGGCTGGCGCACTGAGGGCGACCGCTCTACCGCAGCCCTAACGATGGTTCGCTACAGCGAGCGGGTATCGGTGCCCGAGGGTGAATTCGGCGAAGAGATCTACGAACAGATCCGTGTCTTGAAGACCGGCTCTTACGAGGTCTACCGACACAAGGATGCCGACCGCATTACCAACAGAAAAGCAGGCTGGTACCGAGTTGCAGGCGGCACCACAAGCCTGGACGAGATCCCCCTGGTCTCTATCTACAGCAACAGGATTGCCACGCTGGTGAGCAAGCCCCCAATGGTTGAGGTTGCAGAGCTGAACCTGGCCTATGCCCAACGTTTCTGCGATTACCACCACTCGATCCACGTCGGCAGCCAGCCCACGATGTATCTCAAGGGCTTCGACCCAGAGAACGACACTTCTCTCGGGATGAGTGTCAATACAGCGGTGCTTCTGCCCCCTGACGGAGACATTGGCATCGTTAGCCCGCCATCAGATGCTTATCAAGAGCAACTGAAGTGTCTGCAAGTTTTGGAGGAGCAGATCCGCAGCTTGGGTGTCAGCGTGCTGGCCAAGCAAAACATCACAAACGTCGCGGCTGAATCCAAGCGACTTGACCGGATCGATACCGACTCGATCATGTCAATCATCTCGGAAGATTTAGCTCGCGGGATCAGCGACATCATGCGCATCGCTGGCAAATATGCCGGTAAGGAACCACCCGAGGTGACGATCCCCAAGGATTACACCAACCGGCTCCTGGACGGCAACCAGATCACTGCAATGCTGCAACTGCAGATGCAGAACCAAATCAGCCAAAAAACGCTTTTGCGAATTTTGTCGGAGGGAGAAGTTATTCCTCCGTTTGTGGATCTCGACGAAGAGATTACGCTCACCCAAGATGCTGTGCAGCAAGACTTTGACCTACAACTGGAGCAGGCCGAAGCCATGGGTGATATTGAGTCAGCCCAAGCAAATGAGGGTGGTGTAAGTAGCGGTAGTGCCGCCGATGGTTCACAATCAGGGTCGCAGACATTAGCGACACCGTTACGTCCTGGCAAACACTCTGACTGAACTTGAGAAGCAGGAGCAGTTCATGCTGCTCTTGCTTGGTTTGGCCACCAGGCGGGAACGGCAGATTGTTCAAGACAACCGGGTACTTTTCACTGACGTGATGCGAAAGTTGCGCCGGTTGGTGCAACGCATGAGCCCAGAAGGTGTATTCCGCCAATACGAATGGCGGCGTCTGCAGCGGGAAGCACCTCAGATCATTAATGAGCTGGTGGTTGGTTTTACCGAGACGATGATGCCCGAACTGGTGGCACTAGAGGAGCCCGTTCAGGAGTTTGCGCAGGATTACGCCGACCTAGACGAGCTGAGTTTCGTGCCTCAAACAGAGCAGGAGCTACTGAACAACATCTTCATTGAGAAGCTTCCCCTGATCCTGTTTGTGACCTACAACGGCAGGCTGACCAAAAGCCTGTTTGAAGACTTCAATCGCGTGGTGACCACCGGCCTGCTTAAGGGTGAAACGACGCAGCAGATCGCAGACAAGGTACTGAAGCTGACGATCCGCAAAGGCAAGATCGTCCCAGTGGTTAAGACGGGCAGTTTTGCCAACAAGGCATCAACGCAGCTCAAGAACACGCTCGACAACGCTGTGTGGGGCACGATCAACAACAACCTGAACATTGGCTGGCGAGATACGGCACCGATTCGTTGGATGTGGAATGCGGTGCTCGACAGCAAGACATGTCCGATTTGTTTTCCGCTTAATGGAAAGATCGTGCCCCGGCCACCAACGTTTGTAAGCACCGGTTTTAGCAGGACATTGCCACCCGTGCATCCCAACTGCAGATGTGCCATTCTTCCAGTGTTCACTTAACTCGGCTATGGCAAAGCGTGGGCTGTACGCAAACATCAACGCCAAGAAAAAGGCTGGAAAGAAGCCTCGCAAAAAAGGAGCGAAAGGAGCCCCAACTGATCAAGACTTTAAGAACGCAGCCAAAACAGCCAAGAAAAAGAAATGAAAAAGGCTGACTGTTTCTACATTCCCAACGAGCTGTCGATCCAACGTCTTCAGAACCGGGAGGGACCACCGATCAGCTTTGTGGTGTGGGCAAAGAACTCATCCCGAGCATTCGACAAAAAAGAGGACGCTTTGCGTCATATCAAATGGCCTAAGTCAACACCGACCGGTGTATTAATCAGGGAGTGGTTTGACCAGTTTGATGACGAGGGCGAATTGCCCGAGTTAGATATGCAGCGCATCCAAAGTGAAGGCTTCGGTCCAGAAGCTCATGGAGATGAGAAGGATCCAACTGCTGAGACTAAGATGGTCGTATAACTCAACTGAGCTAAATGGGCTGCTGGATTCCTGGACCTGAACAGCTTTGCTGGCCAGCTAATCAAAGGCGAAAACCGCTGCCTGAGAGTCCACATCAGGCAGCAATTGCCGAGCCGCCAAAACGCACCCGCCGTACCAAAAAGGTCGAAGACTGATGTCGAGCATCCTCACTTCTGTTGCCAGTGCCGCTGTAATTAGCGGCGACCTAATCATTGGGCTGAGCGATGGCTCAATGATCAACTGTGGGAGGGTGCAGGGACCGGTCGGATTGACTGGTGATCAAGGCCCAATGGGGGCAACAGGTTTAGCCGGTTCAGACGGCAACACAATTCATACGGTGCAGGGCAGTCCTGACACCACGCTTGGCAAAGACGGCGATTTCGCCATCAACGTCACCGTTTGGGAAATTTACGGCCCCCGCTCTGGCGGTGCTTGGGGAGCAGGCACACCTTTGCGCGGCAACGTCCGTGGAAGTAGCAGCCCAGAAAAAACCCAAAACCTCTTCGGCAGCAATTCGTCCGGTAGTGGTGGAGGCGGCGGTGGGATTCAACAGGTCACTGGGGGCGATGGCATTGAAGCCACCAAAGTAAACAGCTCGGTTTATAAGGTCGATGCAGACATAGATCAGAGCAAGGGTCTGACTTTTGAAGGCGGCAAGATCGCTATCAAGATTGGTTCTGGTCTTGCGTTCAACGCCAGTGGCGAATTGAGCTCAACCAGCAGCGGTGGCGGTGGAGGGCCGATCGATTTAAGCGATTACGCAACGATCGTCTATGTCGATAGCGCAATTGCTGCTATCCCCCCAACTGATCTGAGCGATTACGCAAAGACTCAGTATGTAGATGATGAAATTGAAGCGGCTGGTGAAGCGGCTGAGGCATACACAGACGACGCAATTAGCAAGCTTCCACCTGGCATGAAAGCTGGTGGTACCGCTGGCCAGGTGTTGGCCAAAAAGACCAATGCTGATTATGTAACTGAATGGATCGACGCTAACGGCGGCAGTGTCACTATCCAGGACACGCCCCCGTCAAATCCCGAGACAGGCGCGTTGTGGTTTGACAGTGAAGAGGACGAACTGACTCTTTACATTTACACCGGTTCAGAATGGGTACCGGCTGCACCACCTGTAAGCCTTGACGGTATTAACGCCACGATTAATTCAGCGTTAGTTGTACAGAGCAATTTGGTGGATGCCGTTACCGAAGGGCTAGAGGAACAAGCCCAAATCAAGCTTGAGCTTGATGAACTGCAAGTTA